GGCGCCGTTCGGCAATGTGATGGCGGATTGTCCGCCGTCGTGCTCGACGACGCAGAAGCCGACCTCTGCACCGTCGGTGACAAGATTCCGGTAGTCCTTCTTCAATCTGACGCGCACCGATTCTCCGGTGAGCGCCATGCGCACAGCCTCCTGCAGAGATGACTTCCCGGAGAAGTTCTTGCCGGCGAACAGGCAGATTGGCTTGGTTATCTTCACGTCGACGTCTCTGGCGCCGAGGAAGTTGGAGGTCTTAATGGCGGTGATTTTCATTGCTTAATATCCATGGCCGTTTGATGCGGTTGGAACATACTGCTCGAACTCTCAGGGCCATTGGCCGGCACGGCTTTCAGGTTGTCGTGAATCGGCTTCATGGTTTCCTTTCGGTGGTTGTGGTGGTGGTGGGGCGGCCGGTGCTGATTTCCGGTTTGACAGTCTCAACGCTGTCACAGTGATTACGCTCGACACGGCCTCCGTTCCGTTCATGCTGCGCATCAGCCTGCGCATTCGCCCCGTTGATCGATTACTCCAGCCCAAGACCGCCGCGCTCACGTCGTTGGCGTGGCGCCGGCTGTTGTGCGGAACGTTGCGACTCGGCAAGCTCTGCTGCGCGGATGGCGGCTTCTTCTTCGGGGTCGGGGCGCCACTCAGGCTCTGCACTCTCCGGCTGGCGGACCTGCTGCGGGATGGTCATGCCAGGCTGTTGGTGCTCGATCTGCGCGGGGGGCTGGGTGATTTCTCCGGTGTCCTGATCGACCGTCTCGTCGTTCCGAGACATATCGAAAGCCACTTCCTCAAGAGGCGCTGCGGATGCCACCACATTCCCATCGATCGCGGTGGCGAAGGCCAGGCTTTCAATGCTGATCGGCAGATACTTGAACAAGCGCCTAAGAGCGGTCTTCCGGCCCATCTCGACGTAGTTATCTGCCCACGGCCCGGTGATGATCGGCCGGCCATTGCTGCCCTTCTTCGCCCGGTTCTTTTCAGCCGCCTTGTCGCGGATGTGATTCACCTCGTCGGTGCTCATGAACTCGAAGCTGTACCCTCCACCAACCAGCTTGGCAACGGAGTAAAAGCCGATGACGGCGCCGCGATCGGTCATTGCCGGCCGGTGCACAAGTTCTTCGTCAAGGCCGTAGGCAAAGCGGAATTCGTCGTTCTGGCAGACCTCATGCGCGGCGATGCTGACTATCTGCCCGCTGCGACGAGCAAGATCCAACATCCCCTTGTACCCAATGATGACGGTCACTTGCGTTTCGACCGTCACCCACTGGTCGCCCCGCTTCTCGCGCTTCTCGAACGGCAGCAGGTAGGCGTGTCCGAGCGGCGTGTTCGGCTCAAGGCCAAGCTGCGCGCAGGTAACGACGGACCCGAGAAGAGAGCTAAGGCTGGCGCCGGCGAGCTTCGGCGTGGTGCGCAGTGCGCCGAGGGCGAGCTTCAGCATGCGCTCGGCGTCGAAGTGCTTCGGCAGCAGCGCCATTAGCGTGCCTTTGTTGGCCTCGAAGAATTTCTTCACCGTGGCGGAGCCTGCTTGTTGGGCGGTTTGCTTGGCTGCGACAGCCAGTTCCGGGCCTGTCATTGTTGTTGCGATTGCTCGCAGTTGTTGGGTGGTCATGTCGATCCTTACTTGATGAGCAGCGGGCGGGCGCCAGCCACGGTCTTGGTGAACTGCTTGATGTGCTCTTTCGCAGGGCCTAGGTCCAGGTATGCGGCCTGCCAGTCGGCCTTTGTGGAGTCCTTGTTGCTTTTCCACGTGGCCAGCCTCTGCCCCTGATAAACCAGCGTCGAGGCGTGGCCCATGGCGCACTTGAGGCGCGTGGATAGCGTCTCGATTCGCGCGTCACATTGCTTTGCGATGTCCTTTCCCTGCCTTATCTCTTCGCACAGCCGGACCAGTTCTTCGTCCGCCTCCATGACAATCCCGCCATCCCTGGCGTAGAGCCATTTCACGTCATCGGCCGTTGTCGGCTCCGGCGCGTCGCGCTCCTGAACCCGGCGCCAGAACTCAACCTCCTTGGCCCGTATGGCGGCGATGGTTTCCTCGTCTCGATCGATCTGGTGCAGGCGCAGGTCGTCGACGCCAATCAAAGCCGCTACGATGGCCCGCTTGCGCGGCTTGACCATCAGGCCGTGCATGACCTGGGCGGCGTAGTAGAGCGGGATCTCGTCTGTGTCCTGCTCTCCCCAGGCCTTGGCGGCGAACGGGCTGACGGTCTTGATTTCCGCGTTGTGCTCCTCGCCGTCGATGAGCAGTTCCAAGTCAAGCTCGCAGGCAAGGAACGGGAATTCGGGGTCCTGGTATCGCGCGTTGCGGTCGATGATCTGCACGTCGTGCCCGCGGTCCAGCAGTTCGTCGACGAGCATCTCGACAACAACCGGCTCCCAGCGGTGGCCGCGGTCGAATAGGCGCTGCTTTTCCCTGGTGATTTCCTCGCAGAAGGCGCCGATCTTCTCTTGATAGAGTTGGAATGGGCTTTTCCATGGCGATACGCCAAGGATGGCGGCAACGTCGCTGCCGCCAATGAATGCTGTGCGGTCGTGTTGGGTGCTGATCATTGATCCTCTCCGATAAATTCCCTGATGGACTTGCACGCCTCGGCTAGCGCATAACGGGCCTTTCCGAGGTCGCCTTTTTTTGCGGCCACTTCGGCGATGGCCAGGAAGCTGCGAACGTCGCTGATGACATCGAGCGTTGGGTCCTCGTCGTCCTCCATCGGCGTGCGCGGGTCGTGCGGGTGATTCATGCACGGCCGAGCGTAGTCCGCATCGAATTTGGTGGCTGTGGCGATCATGGCTTGGCCTCTGCTGTCTGATGCGGCCGGAAAGACATATCCGTGGCGATGGCGGCCTCGTAGTCGATGCGGCCGACGATCCCGAAGCAGGCCAACAGGAACAGGAAAAACAACAGGGTTTTCACAGGTCGTCCTCCATTGCCAAGGTCATTTGACGGTCGAAATCCTCGATGACGCTGCGCGCGTCGAAGATCAGATGAGCCGGCAAGTAGCTGTCGGCGCTGTATGGGGTTCCGGGGCCAGCGACCTCGGCAACGATCTTGCGCAGCATCTCAACCGCTGCCTGCTCAAGAGCGGTCATCGTCGCCACCAGTCCAGGCGTCGTCCGCCTGCTTGAGGTTTTCGCCCATCGCGCCGATGCACTGGCCGATGAGCAGCGGAACGACGACTGCGAGAGCCGCCACCAAAATGCAATCAACAAGTCCCATATCAATCCCTCCTGCTGGTTGTAAGGCGCCGTCTCTCCGGCTGTCGCGGTTCTTTCGTCTGTTCCCGCTACGCCAGCCGTGCGGCGCTGGTCCCGAGTGCTGCTCGCAGATTCCCGCCTGCGTCGCGCCTTTCAATTGCCACCACGTCATGCCCCGGTGGACGGGCTGAGCAGCTACTGACAGGCGCCCTGAGCGGGAGAGAGCGAATGGGGCCTACTGCTTTTCCCTGCCCAGCGCCAGAGGGCCGTACGCGACAGGGTCTTCAAGGCGCCTGCCAGTAGTTACTCGAAAGCCGCCTCGCCTTCTCTTATGCACGGCACAACGCTCTTCTGTTGGCGGTACAGCTCGTGAAAGGTGCGCGTGAAGCGGCTTGCGAGTCTCAGGCAAACAGAGCGTCCATCTCGCGGCTGGCGGCCCTTACTTGACTGCTGCTTGAACGGCACAGACGGAAAGCAGCGAGGGTTTCCACATCTGCCAAAAATTAAGCGCGCCTTCGTCCATGTCCGAGATTTGTTCGTCGCTGAACGCTGCCCACTCGGCGTGTGTGTGGCGCTGGCACCCGATGGTCAAAAACTCGTTTGTAACCGTCACGAACCATTTCAGTCCGTAGATGAAAACCGGAATCGATTTGAGTTTTTCGCCGCGCAGGTTGGCGCCGCACAGGTCGGCGCCGCGCAGGTCGGCGCCGCACAGGTTGGCGTCGCACAGGTCGGCGCCGCGCAGGTCGGCGTCGCACAGGTCGGCGCCGCGCAGGTCGGCGTCGCGCAGGTTGGCGCCGCACAGGTCGGCGCCGCGCAGGTCGGCGTAGCGCAGGTTGGCGCCGCGCAGGTTGGCGTCGCACAGGTTGGCGTCGCGCAGGTCGGCGGCGCGCAGGTCGGCGGCGCGCAGGTTGGCGCCGCGCAGGTTGGCGGCGTCAACCTCCTTCAATACGTTTCCGGTGAATCGGCTTTTGATCTGGATCACTTTGGTTCTCCTCGGTGCGCGTGAAGCGGCCTGCGGGTATCGGCTTCCAGCAGGCCAGGTGTTCCGCGTCTGGCCTTGTGTCCGGTCGGGGAATAACGGGCCGCCGGGGCCGGGAGTCGGGGGGATGCGCTGGAAGCCGATGGACACAATGTTAGCGACTCGCTAAACATCTGTCAATAGCGTTGCGCTAAAATTGATGGCAAAAAAATACCGCCAATCGGCGGTTTGTTGATGTGGCGCAATTCCCTATACGTCAGCTCGCAGCCATTGCGTTACCCCCCGGGGGGGCGATTGCGGATCTCGCGCATCACGGTTGATCGCACGCATCGCAACGCATAGTGAGCAGCGCGGCGGGCCGCAGGCAGATTACCTGGCGACGATCATTAACTGCGTTTATGAGCCTGTCCCTTTTCTTTTTTTCGGCGCCGAAGATTGGGGTTACGACGACGCCTGTGCTTTTGGGTCTGGCCTGGGGATCGGCTTTGCCGAAACAGACTTGTCCTGTCGCTCAAGTAGCCATTTCGAGGACTCCGCCAACAGGTGGCGTTCAAGCGTCTGGCGCTCGTTTGGCGAAAGGGCCTTGGCAAGGTCAGCAAGAATGGCAACGATAAACGGGTCTTTGGTTGGCGTATTGGCGGGTTGCTGTGCAGGGTCGTTGCTGAGCGCGTCATCAAGCGACTGATCCATCCAACCGTCTGGCTTTCCGCGCTTGCGCTCCAGTTCGCGCGCAGATTGATTGCTGATGGATCGCGGCTTCTTTGTCCTGGAGTCCGGGGACGAGTTGATCCATTGACTAATCTGCGAGGGGCTTTTGTCGACCGCGTCAGCAAGCCGTCCGACGCCGCCGCACTCTTCTACGAGCAGCGCCAGTCGAGCAACTCTGATTTTTTCGACGGGCATCATGATTGAGTTATAGCGCAGCGCAACAATTGCCGGAATTGGCGCAGCGCTTGACACTCGTTTAGCGCTGCGCTAATGTAGCAGAATGAAATTGCGCGCATACCTAGACCAACACGGTCCGGCCACAGAATTGGCGAAACGGCTCGGCGGGATATCGTCCGTGCTTCTGAGCCAGTGGGCCAACGAAATACGGCAAACGCCAGCCGAACGCTGCCCTGCAATCGAGCGGGCCACCGGAGGACTCGTTCGATGCGAGGACCTTCGCCCGGACGTTGACTGGGCCGTTCTGCGCAACTCCGAAAAGGCCGCAGCATGAGCAGGCCTCCAACAGATCCCGAACGCGAACTGCTGTTCGCCCTGGCGTTCGGGGCGTCCTGCGCGGCCATCGTCTATTGGATGTTGTCGCTCGCATGAAAACCATCTCCTACCCCGTGGCGTTCAGTCTGGTCCGTCACGGTTTCGCCGGGCACCCTCGCTGGTGTCCGGCTTTTCTTTTTTCGGGTGGCGAAATTGCATGAGATAAGGTTCGAGGCAAAAGCCGAAGTTCTGGCTGTGATCGACGGATATTGCTCGGCTACCGGGAAGTGCCGTACCAATTTCATCAACAGCTCCTCGAGGACTGGGACATGAAAAAACTGCATGAAGCTATGGTGGTGCTTCGTGTTGCCGACAGCAATCCGACCGCGCTGGATACGCGGCGGAAGAACACTTAACAAGGGGGTAATGATGAGTCTCGAAGAAGCGGTGCCGGGAAACCGGCCTATTGACCCGAAGCAACTCGGGGACCTGATGGACGGACACGGCGAATACGCCGGTGCGCTGGCGCAAAGCGAGAGCCATGTCCGGCGGCTGGTTGACCAGTTGCGGTTCCAGCACGAGGTTCTCGCTGAGATCCACGACCTGACCGACCCGGCATCAAAGACCCCGCTGGCCGACCGCGACATCTGCCGCATCAAGGCTGCCGTCGCGCTGCGTGCGGCGCAGAAATCGGGGCTGCTGTCATGATTACGCGCAAACCGTCTGGCCCCTATTTGATCGAGTCGTCGCCGCAGTACAAGCGCTACCTTGCGGCAAAGGCGGCGCGCGAGATTGTCGAGCGTCTGCTGTCTCCGGTGGCGATTTTGTCGGCGGCTGTCGGCGGCTACCGAAGCGAACTGGACCATGTTTTGAGCGCTGATGCCGTCTATTTTGGGCCGGGGAAATGACGCAGCTACAGATCCCGACCGGCCCGGTCCACACATTCCGCGCGCTGCCGCACCCATTGCCAGACCAAGCGGCGCGCGAGCTTGTTTTTCGTGCGTCTGATATTGCGTCGGCCCGGGCGCGCATTGACGGAATCAACGCAATGCGGCGCAACGGCCAGGCGCTGTCGCGCTTCAACGAGACTCGCCTGGCTGAAGCCGTGAAGCACGAGGCGCGCGCAGTTGAGGCGCTGCACGGCACGCTGGAACTGATGAGCGAAGAGATTGGCGTCGATTTCACGCGGCGGGAGTTTCTTCCCGGAGCTTATGTCGAGGACGGGTCCTGATGGCCGGAAAGTATCGCAACGTCGCGACGATCGTCGACGGCATCAGCTTTGATTCCGCAGCAGAGGCGCTGCGGTATCGGCAACTGGCGGCGATGGAGTCGGCGGGCCTGATTAGCGACCTGAAATTACAGGTCCCTTTTCTTTTGGCTCCGGCCGTGCTGATTCCCGGAAAGCTTCGAAAGTCCCCGGCCTTGCGCTTCTTCGCTGACTTTGTCTATGACAAAAACGGGGTGCGCGTCGTTGAGGACGTGAAAGGCGCGATCACGTCGGCATACAAGATCAAGCGCCATCTGCTGGCCGTGCAGGGCATAACCATTACGGAGATCCGGGCATGAAAAATATCAAAATTACAGCGGAAGAACTGCGCCAGTTGCGCGAGCTTCCTGACTTCGACCTGACGATGATCTTGTCAGACATCCACGACAACGGCTGGCTTGTCGCAAGGAAAACTCTTGCTGCCGCAGTGCGCGCAGTTTTGAAAAACAACGGCGTAAGCACTGACAAGGGCGCTCAAGCATGATTGAGCTATCCAAAATCCGCATTGATGGCGGCACGCAGCCGCGCGCAGAGCTGAACCAAGCGACGGTCGATGAGTACGCCGAGGCGATCAAGGCGGGCGCCGTACTCCCGCCGGTTACGCTGTTTTTCGACGGATCCGACTTCTGGCTTGCCGATGGCTTTCATCGATACTTTGGCGCCAAGGCTGCTGGCAAAACCTCAATTCATGAGGACATCACGCCGGGCACGCTGCGCGACGCGATCCTCTATTCGCTGTCGGCCAACAGCAAGCACGGCTTGCGGCGCAGCAATGCGGACAAGCGGCGAGCTGTACAGACGCTGCTCGACGATCCGGAGTGGAGCAAGTGGTCGAGCAACGAGATTGCCAAGCGGTGCGCCGTTGGGCACGTACTTGTCGACGACATGCGCAGGGCCTCACTTGATGAAAATCAAGTGACAACCCAGCAGGAGCGCACCGTCAAGACCAAGCACGGCACTACGACGACCATGAACACGGCGAACATTGGCAAGAAGTCGAAGCCGGCCGAAGCGGCAAAAGCCGAAGAAACGCCGGCCGAACCAGCCGAACCGGCGCCTCCCGAATACACCCCGCTCGACGCAGCAAACGACCAGATCAGCGACTTGCAAGACGCGCTCGCGCTTGCGGCTGCCGGCGACCTTTCGCCGGAAGACAAGGAACAGGCGGCGGGGCTGATAGCGCGTCTGCGCGAGGAAATCCGCGTCCTGACGGCAACCCTGAAAGCCGTTACCGCATCGCGCGACCACTACCAAGCTGAAAACGGCGAACTGAAACACCAGATCCGATTGCAGCGGCGCGAAATCGACAAGCTGGCCGGCACTCGAACCGCCTGATTTGCAGGCAGCGACGCCGGCCGCTATGTCGGTAGAGGATGGAAATGGAACTGGTACTGCGGGCGCATCAAACAACGATTTTGGACAAGCTCCGGCAAGGATTCGCGGCCGGCAATCGGGCGCAAGTGCTTTATGGGCCGTGTGCTTTTGGGAAAACAGAGGTAGCCATCAGCATGATGCACGCGGCGGCGCAGAAGGGCAGGCGGTCGGCGATGATCCTTGACCGGCGAGTGCTTTGCACACAAACGAGCGCGCGGCTGTGGAAGTACGGCATCGACCATGGCGTGATGATGGCTGGTAGTGATCGGTGGCGGCCTGATCAGAAGATTCAGATTTGCACGGCGCAGACTTTGGAGAAGCGCGAGAGTTTCCCTGGTGTCGATCTGCTCATCATCGATGAAGCGCATTGCATGCGCAAAGAGACGGCCGAATTCATCGCCAACAACCCGGCCGTCAAGGTCATCGGCCTGTCTGGTTCGCCATTCACCAAAGGCATGGGCGCCGTCTATTCGAGCGTCGAATCGGCGGTGACGATTGATCAGCTTGTCGCGCAAGGCTGGCTGATTGCGCCGCGAGTATTCATTGCAACGGAAATTGACATGACCGGCGCGAAGAAAGTGGCCGGCGAATGGTCTGCGACAGAAACGACAAAGCGCGGGATTCAGAT